TTATTCCTCTGGAACATAATATATCAGTAGCTAAGTCCTGATACTCTTTTGCTTTTTCATCATCATAGTCATTTGTATTCTTCATATCTTATCTCCTCCAGAAACTCTTTTTTGGTTTTACTTGTTCATATAAGCTTTGTAGTTGTTTACATTGTTCCTCAAGTACTTCAACTCTTTTAGTAAGTTCTTTTAATTCATTAATATTTGTTTTAGTTCCTTCTGGATCTTTTGAGTCATCTATCTGGTTAATTCTATACTCACTAAAGATATTAATAACTCTTTTATAATTATCATCATTAACTAATATCTTACTTTTATGTTTTGAATATTTTATTCCATGATAAAGAATAACTCCTCTTACACTCTTACCATCTATCTTGTTTCCATTTTTAGTCTTATATCCTAGACTCCTTAATTCTTTAGCAATGGCTTCTGTATCAAATAACTTTTCCTCTCCATTATCATCAATTTTAGAGTTCTCTTGTTTTTTATAGTTTTCTTTATGATAAAAATAGTCTACTATCTTTTCTGCTTCTGCTTTAGTATATACAACTCTATATCCTGTATCACCATCTCCATATTCAAAAGCTTCTCTTTTTCCTGTTATACCTAACTTAATAGTGGCTTTTTGTATGTCAGCACTTGTATAACTATTTCCATTCCTTTTAGTACATTTAATGTTATTTAAAACATTTATAATATCTTTTCTTCTATACTCCATTTTTTAACCTCCATAATTACTAATGTCATACAAGTTATTAAAGAAGTTATCATCGTATTTTCTTTCGTTGTGTTTTCTATTAATATCATTCTTTACATTCTTTACATTCTTGTATGTGTTACTTTGTTGTTCTTTTGTTGTTACTTTGCTGCTACTTTTTTTATTATCAAACTGGTATAAGTCCCAATTAACAATAGTTACAACAGTAAATTTGTTGTTACATTTTAGTTCCAAATTGAGTCCTTTTTGAAGTACCATCATGTACTTGTACACTGTAGAAGGTTTCATGTTCAATTCAACTGCTGCTTTATTCCTTCCAAATATGAACTGCCCTGGTTTTAAGTGAACTATCTGCGTTCCTATTATTGGACTTTGTTCTGTATGAGTTGCTTTTAGTAAACACCATATCCATACCTTCAATAGTTTTTCATTCTGGAACACATTGGACTCTAATAATTTTCTATGAACCTTTATCCAACCTTCCATAGACTATAACCTCGCAAACTTATTCCTTATATAAGTAATATCCGCTATTTGTATGTCAGCTAATTTTTTATATCCATATTCCTCTAATGTTTGTGTTACTATGTCATTACTAATACTCTTAGTCTTAATTAAGTCCTTTAATGCGTCTACCATTGCTGGAGATATTTTCTTTTGGTTCTCCATTGCATTAGCCACTTCATTAGCACTTGCTACTGATGTATCTATACCAATACCAGCATTTCCTAAGGCTCTACCTATTGCTGATGTCTCACAATTCTCAACATAAGATGTTTTATTAATGAATGAACTTCCTTCCTTCTCGTAGGCTGTTCCCGTTGCTCTTGGTTCTGGATCATTTTTGTTCTCATATACATAAGCTTTAAAAACACATATACCATCTTCAAGCTTTAATAATTCAGTTATTATTTTTCCTTCTTCACATAACTTCCAGAAAGCTTTTATACGTTCATTAACTTCAACATACTTTTTTCCTTGAATAGGAACTTTTTTAAGTTTCTTATTTACTTCTTCAAGTCTTAAGTATTCCATTATTCACTCACTCCCTCCTGAATATTCGCTATGTCTTTTTCTATTGCTTCCTTTACCTCTTTATCCTTAATTTGGTTCTTTAATACCTCTAAGAACTCTTTATACATACCTAAAGTCCACTTAATATCATGTATAGTTTTTTGTAGTCTGTCTCTATGTGTGATATCTTCCAGCTGAAAGTGATCTATCATGTTATGATAAAATAATTGCTCCTGTTTCTTATTTAATAAATTTAATAACTCCATTTTTGTACTCCTTTACTTTTTAACCTATTATTGCTATAATTTTTTTAACATACTTTTGTATGTGTACTTTTGTTGTTAGTGTAATAGTCTGTCTATATCAGCTATTGCACTTTTTAATTTGTTTTCTATATTTTTAGTAGAACCATAATTGTTCTCCTGAGTAATTATCTCTACTTCTTTAACAAAGATATTTAATATCTCTACTTGTCTTTTTAATTTGAAGCTTTTAGCTCTTTCTAATGTTAGCTTTTTCCCAAGCTCTGTATTTTCTCTGCAAAGTTTCATTATTACATTACTTGCTTTTATTAAACATATAAGAACTGTTGCTCCTGCTATAAAATATAAAATTGTTAATTTTTCCATTTTCTATCCCTCCGCTACTAAAATTAAATAAATTAAGGCTACTAGGACTGGCACTCCTAATACCATTACCATTGCTGGAAATACCTCAGCTATGTATATAGCTATTATTGGTAATATGAATATTACTCCAACTTTTATCCAGCTAATTAATTCCTTCAATAATTTTTTCATTTGTAACTCCTCCTACTTTTTCAAACTTTCAATAATTCTTAGTATGTTTTCCTTTTCATCTGGTCTTAGTTCTTTTCTAAGTTTCCTAGAAAAACTACTATCAGTTATGCCTAACTTCTCTGCTATGTCTTTTTTTCTAACTCCGTTCATTATGCAACTTATCGTAATGTCAGTGTTCAATTTTTAACCTCCTTCCATCTTTTGTACAAAAGAAAAGAAGATACTTTTTTATCAGTATCTTCTTAGTTATTATCTTATTCAGTTAACATAACTTTTCGTGTTCTCAAAGTTTTGTGCAACCGAGTAGGTACTAAAAAAATACCATGAATATTCTTTTGTTATCTGCATTGTATATATAATAAAAAACAATGTCAATAACTTGTCATGGTCATTTTTTTAGTCAATACTCTAAAGTCCTTCAATGTCAATTACTTGATGTTTTATTACATTTTAATTACAAATTATGAAACAATTTCCCAGTCATTAACAGGTCTCTGGAGAACCTTATAATAGAACTGAGCAAAGTCCTTATATTGCTCTTCCCTATACCCTGCTGTATCAATATAATAAGTATGATGATAATGCTGATGATGTCTTATAGTTGCTTCCAGGAACTCTCTTACTTCCTGTTTACTGCTGAAAGTATTAGATATAATATATGGCACAGCATTATTAACTCTTTTGTATATAGCATATTCTGTCTTAGGGTGTTGGTCATTTAGGTAATACATATCTATCCCTCCTTCCAATACTATTTTATCATAGTTTACATAATAAAGCAAAGAGATGTGTACAATATTTCACATATCTGTTATAATGTCATTTAGGAGGTATTGTGTAATGAGTAAATTGGTAAAAAAATGGTGGTTCTGGTTAATAGTGGTATTAGTTGCTGCAATATTGTTTTGTAGTCCTAGACCTAAAGAGGAGTCTAATAATTCTCCATATATAAGTAAGTATGAATGGAATATGAGTAATACTCAAACTTATGAGGCTGACTTTGACTTAAATAAAGAAACATTACACTATGTTTTATTAGAAATTGAAACTAAAGAAGGAGACTTACAAGCTGGAGAATATAAAGTAAGAACTGATGGTAGCGATAATTCTACTTTTTTAATTAATGTAACTGATAAAAAATATGATGACTTGAATGAGTTGCCTTTAGATATAATGGTACAGGACAATTCTCCAGAAACAATTAAAGTTGAAAAAGGTCAATATGTATATATAATAAAAGGAACTACTGGAACTGATAATGGTAAAGTATTTTTAGAAAAACAATAAAAAAAGAGGTACTCAAATTAGAGTACCTCTTCTTAATTATTAGTTACACATCTTATATCTACAGCAAAACCTATCTTATAATTATTGCTTTTATCTATTTTATATCTAACTATTGGAACACCATCTAAAAGTCCATAACAGTCGCATACTTCATACTTATTCAAGTAACCTATTTGTTTTGTATGGTTCTTATCTGCGAATATTGGTTCAATAGTTTTTCCGTTTCTAAACTTATACATTGGTTTTTCCTCCTTCAATGGATCTAGTCCAGTATTATTGTCTACTGGTTTTATTGGTTCTACAGGAACTCCTAGTCTTTTATTAACTTCTTCTACTAACTCTGGAAACTTGTTTTGTAAATATGCTCCAGGGCAGTTAGTATTTGCGAACATATTGTGTCTAGTAAGAGAGCCATTTGGAGTACCATCGTAAGTAAGCTTAAAGTTATATCTATTACATATATCAACACAAAGGTTAATTAAGCTGTTCCAACTTTTTTCGCTTATATGCCAGTCATAGTCGCAGTCGCTAACTTCAATAGTAATAGCTTGACAGTCATTAGAGCTAGAACTAGAAGTCCAAGCTCTGTATTCTTCTGGAACATTAAGAACTATATCACCATCTACACCAATACAATAATTAGCACTTGCGTTTCTGTATGCGTTCTGGAATAACTTAGCACATTGTGTTCCTGTTAATATACCAGCCATATGATGAGGAGTAATTTTACAAACCTTATATCCTTTTCTTCCATGAGTATAATTAGAAGAGTCAGCTAAAACTACTTCATTGGTTAAGGGGCTTTTAGTCATCTTCTCTACCTCCGTTATTCATTTCATCTTCCATCTCTGGAGTCTGCATATATTCTTCTTCCATAATAACCTCCTATTTATCTAACTTAGCATATTCAATAGATGATATACCTAGGATAACTCCTAAGAATGTATCAACTGCCATAATAGTTGCTCCAACTTCTTGACCATAAGGAAGTCCCCATATTCCACTAAGTGAAATATATAATGTAGCAATAGCTGGTAAAACTATTTGAGCAATAAATTTTAACACATCATACACTTTATTTGGTAACATACTATCACCTCCTAAAAATACTGAAAAATAGCGAAAAAACGACCTACGAGGTTCGTTTTTAAGCCATTTTTATTTTAAGTTAATATACTTTTATGCCTCTATTTTAGTATAAAAACCGCTATTCCAGATATAATACCGCCAACTATAAAAGTAACCACTTGTCTTACTACACCTTTTTTAATTTCCTTGTAGTCTTCCGCAGGTTCTTTTTCTATGTTGTCAACTCTACTGGTTAGCTTAGTCATTTCCTCTCTCATGTTCTTAACTTCAATAGCAATTTCCTTTACTGCGATAGTTAGTTCTGTAATATTGTCAACTTTAATTGTTATAGAGTCAATTTGCTTTGAATTGCTTTCTGTAATAGCTTCAAGCTTAGCTATTCTTTCTTCCATTTTCATTCCTCCTATGAAGCACTATCAGTTGTTTTAGTATATTCTACTATAACAAAAGCAGTAAGCTCTCTTCTGTCAGTTCCAGTAACTATAACTATATTAGTATTAGTTCCATACATCTCTATTCCTAATGTAGTATCGTTTCTATAAAATGGTATAGGAAAAAATACTGTTTTGGCTGCGTTTGTTGCCATACCTTCTAGCTTAACTATGTTTTCTAGATGACTTATATTAAGAGCAACATTCAAAGTAGTAGCATTAGGTAAAGCTGCAATAGTATATATCTTTCTATATAAAGGTTTGTTATTGATCCATTTACCTATTACAGTTTCCGCAGAAACATAATTCTGTAGGTTAGCCAAGTTATTTTCTGCAGCAGTTATTCTAGTATCATTTCTAGAATTAAAAGTAGCTGCTGGAATTTTCTTATTAGCTTGTCCTTGTACTATCATAAGTAAGTCTCCATCATTAACATAAGAAGCAACAGGCAACTCACTTACTTTAATTTCATCACTCATTTGTTATCTCCTTCCTAGACTCCCCAGTCGGTTCTAATTAATTTATTATCTTCTGTCGTAATATAAGCATTCAAAGTTTCATTTGTTG